CCAGCAGTATCTTCAATTATAAGATAACGTTGACCAGTTTGCACTGGATCAATAATACCGTCTCCTGGAAAATTCACTAATGGATTTAGAATACCAGTTATTGGACTCAATGTATTTGCTGGTAATGTATCAGTATCAATATCGACAAGCAATGCATTAGGATTAGTATCATCAATACTTAATCGTCCAATAACATCGTCTGATGTATCGCCAGGGTCACTATTTTTTCGTAACCGAATTTGACTAATTCCTTCTCTTAAAGCACCAAATGGTTTTAGTACTTCGCTCCATATTAATTGATCTCCGTCACTATCCAAATCATTACCACTTTCAGATAAAATATAAGCTTTACCATCTAGATATTTTACTTTTCTATTTTCTAATGTAACTATAATATACTCTAAAGTGCTAGTATTAAATGGTTCATTATTTCTAAAAGCATCCAAGTCATCATCATCTAAATTATATAATTGATTTAGAATGGTATGAATAATTCGTTGTTGTTTAACTTTTGCTGGTGGATTAATAAATGCTGGCATTTGGAATGTTAATGTTGATACATCAATAATATCGTCAACACTACTACCAACACTGCGGCTACTCCAGATACTATTTGTCATTTCAACATATGCTAATGCACTCCAATCATATGGGTTGCTTGATGTTCTGACATTAAGTGTTGGATTAAATAAAACCATAATTTGCTCAATCAATTGTAATTTCTGATCAGTATTTGAAGTCCATATATCACAATTCATAGTTATGTTATATGGAACAGGCATATGGCGTTCAATGGTATATGTATTACCAACTTCATCTAGATATTCACCAGTTGATATGTCTTGTTTCTTTTCGTATACTTGTACTTTGTCTACATGCTCTGGGCTAACTCTGCGCTCAGGCGCCATTGAGAAATCTGTCACATAACAACTAATAAATGGAACAGTGTTAATAATGTTTTCACTATTTTCTCGTTGAATGTGGGCAGCCATACGGTTAATATCACCATACCGAACTGGTACTTCCAAAAACGTTGGAAGCTTATCATCGTTAACGCCCATTTGTACAGTAAATCCACTAAAAAGTCGTATAAACTGTTGAATGTATCTTCTAATTTGCTTATCGTAAAAATATTGTTGTGTCATTATTCAAAATCACTCTTTGGTTTAATTACTTGGCTTATTGGTTGACGTTCAGCTATTTCTTGATTATTTACAACTGACGTATTTTCATTGTCAATGAATTGACTTGCATTATATGTGCGATCACTCCAAGTTGTATCATTAATATTATCATAAAGTCTGTGCCATCTACTACCACGGAATGCAAATAATCTATTAGGAGTAAAATCAGTGCGTACAAAGTAATCTCCGTCATTTGGCTCTTGTGGGAATTGATCGCCACTTGCTAACGTTTCACCGTGATCATATTCCTTAGTTTGGTCTTCTTGACCAAATAAATGATCTACCAACGGGATACCTAATGGATCAGCTTCCTCAGCAGCTTTGACTACTGCCTTACTAATATTAATTTCTGTTTTATAGCTACTGAGCTTGTTCTTTAAACTATCTGGATCTTCAGCAGTACCAAGTATATCTGCGTATTCTTGTGTATCAGTTAATGGTGAAACTTTAACTCGCCAAATATGTGAATACCAAGTTTGGCTAAATCCTTCGCTACCACGGTTGGCATCAGTTACTACATAAAATTTATTTACTGATTCTTTTTCATGACTTAATAACAAATCATCACGCAAATGCGGCAATTCAAAAACATCACCTGGCATAATTTTACGCCCTAATTTTTCTACCATGTCATTAGTATGAAATGTAATAAAGAGCGTATCATTAGTTAAGAATAAGCCAAATTGACTTAAATCAAAATCGTTGTCACTAACATTATATACACCACGTAAATCATAAATGTCTGGATCATATTTACGATCGCGGTTTTCCATAAACAACAAGTCTTGTATTTTTGTTTCATCAATCCATCCTTCGGGATTGATTTCTTCACCAGTGGAATAATCAATTTCGTCACCACTGCCATAATTTGGCTCACTAGGGTCATCACTATGCCCGGCCTCTTTGGGACCAAGGTATTTGTGGATATGGATAGCAGTTCCACCAATATCAAACTGTTCACGAATGTTTCTATCCATGAATTTAAAATCATTGCCCTTAAAAGGCTTGTAAAGACTAAGTCGTGGCATATTTTTTTCCTTATATATTGTATTTAGCTATTGACAAAGGTTTTAAAGTGTATTATTATAGTAACTATAGAAGATATACTAAATAACATTTGAATTTGTTTAGGAGAAATACCATGGCAGTAAAAGTACCACGCAAAACTAAAAAGCAACGTATTAATCGTAAGACTGGTTTTGAAGATCCAGTTTTTGAAGGATGCGAGCGTTGGAGCGGTCAAAAGTATCATCGTTACGTTGACAAATATAAGTATTTGTATTACACACAATCTGATACAAAGACTATTGCACCATCAATATGGACTTGGATGGCTAAGAACGGATACGAAAAAGCAGATATATCAGCAGCCAAAAAAGCAAAGTACATTCCACCACAAGTTGGTATTTTATGTCGCCTAATGAACTTGGGTATGCCAACATACCATAAAAAAGAAGCTGAGTATTGGGAATCGCTTGCAGGGACCAATGGTAAAATGACAGCAGTTGATATTTATGTTAACGCAAAACTTGAAACTGCTATTGAAGAAGGCTATTCAGTAGTCAAGCAATCCAAGGCGGTAGCTGATACTAAAAAACAAGTTCATAAGCCTTCTATACGTGATGTAATGAATGAAGCAAGTATTGAAATGTGCAAGGAAATTGACGAAATAGTCGATGCCTGGATAGCTGATAAAAACCATAGTATTGTCAAAGCATTTAATCCAGTTAATGTATTACGTAAAACTAATGCAAAAGCAAATCATGCTCGGATAATTCGTAAATTTTATGAAGCTGAATATGAGGAAATGCTAAAAGTAAATAATATTCCTACAGCAGCTAAACTTAAAAAAATGAGTGCAGCTGAACAGGATGAATGGGAACAAATCAAAGAAGGTTACGATCATTTTGATTCCAAAACTAAAAAAGCAGCCGTGGAATTATTTAAGAAGATTGTAGATGCATGTGATATTATCATTGCAGAACAAGCAGTAAATCGTAAGCCACGCAAAGTTAAAGAGAAATCTGCAGACCAGAAAGTATCTAAACTTAAATTTAAAGCAAGTGATAGTGATTATGGTATCGCTAGTAAACCACCAACAAAATTAATTGGCGCAGTATTCGCAGTTGTATTTAATTGTAAAAATCGTAAATTAGGCATTTATGTTGCAAATAATACTGATGGATTTAGTGTCAAAGGTACTACTCTGCAGAACTTTAATGAAAGTGATAGTGTGCAGAAAACGATTCGAAAGCCGCTTGAGGTATTGCCGCCGTTTAAGAAGATAACAAAAGCAAAAGCAATCAAGCAATTCGAAAATCTGAAGACCACAGATACAAAACTAAATGGTCGATTCAATGATGAGACAGTAAAATTGGCTGTTTTCTAAATATCATTGGATAACAATCTATATATTGATCAAAAACTTTAAGCCACATTTTGTGGCTTTTTTTTATAAATAGTATTAGGAGACCCAAAAACAATGAGTAAGAAAAGTGAATTAATTAAAGAAATGGAATTGCGTCTTGGTGGTGGTATGGTTGATGTTGAACTTGACCCTGAACACTATGACCTATCTATAACCAAAAGTTTAGAAAAATATCGTCAACGTGCTGAAAATGCAGTAGAAGAAAGTTTTATTTTTTTGCCATTGCAAGAAGATATAAACGAATATACATTGCCAGAAAATGTTTTGGAAGTAAGAGACATTTTTAGGCGCACTACTGGTATTAGCAGCGGCACAGGAAATGATATTGAACCATTTCAAGCAGCATATGTCAACACATACCTATTAGGTTCTTACAGGGCTGGCGGACTAGCTAGTTTTGATTTCTTACAACAACATCGTGAAACAATGGGTCGACTATTTGGTGCTGAAATCATGTTTACATGGCGCGCACTTGATCATAAATTGATGCTTCATCGTAAAATTAAAGCAGCAGATGAATGTTTCTTATGGTGCTATAATTATCGTCCAGATGAAAATTTACTAGCTGACCAATATGCTGGTCCATGGATTAAAGATTATGCATTTGCGCACGTTCGTTTAATGTTAGCAGAAGCCCGTGGTAAGTTTAGTCAAATTGCTGGTCCCCAAGGTGGCACAACAATGAATGCTGATATGTTACGAACAGATGCACAAGCTGAAATAGATAAGTTAGAAACAGAATTAACATTATATAATGATGGTTCAACAGGCCTTGGCTTTGTTATTGGCTAACATATCACTACATTAACTCCCCACTTTACTCTATAACAGCCCTTTTTATGGGATTTATAATAAATACATATAGAATTAAATGATTCTAATTACATGTAAGATAGAAAAGAGTAAAAATAAAGGAGACTCCAAATGGCAAATCTTGTTTCACCTGGCGTACAGGTAAGTATTACAGACGAGTCAGTATATGGTTCAGCAGGAGCAGGCACAGTACCAATGTTATTCATTGCTACAGGTGAGAGCAAAGCAGATCCAACTGGCACGGCAGTTACAGCAGAATACACAAAACCAGAATTTGCTGGAAAGCCAGTTTTAGTAACATCACAACGTGAATTGACACAATTTTTCGGTAACGTAGACTTCCGATCAGTAAGTGGAACAGTTCAACAAGGTGACGAAACTAACGAATACGGCTTACTAGCAGCATATTCATTTTTAGGACAAGCATCAGGCGCATACGTAGTACGTGCTGATGTTAATTTAACAGAATTACGTCCAAGCAGCAGCGAACCAACTGGCCCTGCAAGTGCAGGCACTTATTGGTTAAACCCAAGTAGTTCAAACTTTGGTATTTATGAATATACAACATCTGGCTGGGCAGCACAAACCCCGACAGTTGAATTGACAACTGGCGGCGGAGCACCAGCAACAGCAGCAGTAGAAGATGCATATCTAGTGCAAATTGATGTAAATGGTGCAGTAACAACAGTTAACTATTTTAAAGGCGATTCAGCTCCAGCATGGGTAGCAATCGCTTCAACATTTGCACCACATTATAGTGAACCAGCAGCACCATCAGTTGGTGATGTATGGGTTAAAACAACTCAGCCTGGCGGTGGTATAAAGTTTGATATTAGCCAGTTCACTACAGCAGCAGGCGCATTTGTTGCACAAACAGTACATTATGCTAACGATTCTGGTGATGCACCAGATGGCGCAGCTGATGATGTATTCCAAGACGGATCAGCAGGCAGTGTTCGTTCATTAGCAGACGATGATATTTGGCTAGAAATTGGCGCAGGTGGTGTAATTACTATTAAGAAGTATGCATCAGCAGCATGGGCAAACTTTGCAGTAACATCACAAGTTGCAGAACCAACAGGCAATCCAACTGATAAAACAGTTTGGTTTGATCCAGATCTTAACGAATTAGATATTTTTGAAGTTGCATTAGATGGCGCCACCCAAAAATGGCAAAAGGCAACCAATGTTACATATACTTCAGCAGAACCAGCAGTAGGCGGACTAGGAGACTATTGGGTTGATACTGATGCAGACGGTTACCCGGTAATTTATCGTTCAAACGGTGCAGCATGGGTAGTTAAAGATAATACAGATCAAAGTACATCAAGCGGTGTAGCATTTGGCGACATTATTGATACAGTAGTAGCTAGCGGCGGATATGTTGATGCAGCAAGTGTACTAGCTGGCGGCCCAAATCCATTAGTATTCCCAGTAGGCACAACAGGTGTTAACATGTGTCGTTCAGGCGGTACAGTGCGCATTTATGATGCATCATTAGCAACAGCTTGGAAATGGCGTAACCACGCACCAGCA